AGCGCCCCAACGGTCAAAGGCGATCTCCCGGATATTGAAACGTTCGCCCAGTCGCTCGATGAACTTTTCGATGTAACCGTAGTGAACGACATTGCCTTCTGTGGTCAGAAGGTGACCTTGGCGCTCCCAAATATCATAGGGCACATGGTCGCGCCGGACACGAAGTTCCATGTTGTCCTCTGGAATCCAGAAGTACGGCAGGATCACATACTTGTCGTCCTCATCCTCCGGTGGGAACACCAGCACAAATGCCGTGATGTCCGTTGTGGAGGACAAGTCCAGACCTCCATAGCAAACGCGCCCTTCCAGTTCGTCTTCGGAAGCGACAAAGGCACAACGATCCCATTTCTCCATAGGCATCCAGCGGACAGCCTGTTTGACCCACTGGTTCAAACGAAGCTGTCGGAACGCATTCTCCTCACCGGGGTTCTGCTTAGCAGACTCGCAGGCATCTCTGACCTTCTCAATGGCGACGGTGATTCCCAGGGAGGGATTGGCTTTCTTCCAGGTCTTGGGGTCCGTCCAATCGTCACCGTCATCCGCACCGTAAATGACGGGATAGAATGTGTAATCGATCTTTCTGCCCTCGATGATGTCTTTTGCCTTTTGGTGTACCTCATAGCAGATGGACTTGGTGTCGTTGCCAGCTGTGGTGATCAGGAAGTACAGCGGTTGCATACGGGCATCGCCGGAACCCTTGGTCATAACATCAAAGAGCTTTCGGTTGGGCTGGGTGTGTAGCTCGTCGAACACAACGCCGTGGGTGTTGAAGCCGTGCTTGTTGCCGACATCTGCGGAAAGCACCTGGTAGATACTTCCCGTTGGCTGGTAGATCAGCCGCTTCTGGGAATCCAATATCTTCACGCGCTTACTCAGCGCCGGACACATACGCACCATGTCAGCCGCCACGTTGAAAACGATGGAGGCCTGCTGGCGGTCGGCGGCGCAGCCATATACCTCTGCACGTTCCTCACCGTCACCGCAGGTCAGAAGCAAAGCAACAGCGGCAGCCAGTTCGGACTTGCCCTGTTTCTTGGGGATCTCGATGTATGCGGTATTGAACTGGCGGTAGCCGTTGGGCTTTAGTGTGCCGAACACATCACGGATGATCTGTTCCTGCCAATCGATCAGTTCAAAGGGCTTTCTGGCCCAGGTGCCTTTGGTGTGGCATAGCGCTTCGATAAAGCTGACCGCATAATCCGCAGCGTCCTTGTCGTAGTAGGAGCCCTTCGCCATGAATCGGGTTGGTTTGTACTTTTTCAGTTTTCTGATATGCAGTCACCTCCTCAAAAGGGCATAAAAAATAGCCGCCACCGGGATCGGTGCGACTTTTGGTATACGAGGAACAGAGCCTCACGGCTCCGTCCCAGGGCTATTGCGGTTGAGGTTACTTCTTGGGGATAGGCGGCTTACCCGTGGTCAGCCAAGCCAGCCAGCACTGTTCGCAGGTGACAAGGTCACAGGCGACCTGTCCGCCATCCTCAAAGGGCGGGTGGCCCTTGCCGATGATCGCAGCGATCTCTCCGGCGGGGGTATCGGGGGCCTTGATGATTTCCAGTCCAGTCTTTGCCATGATGTTTCCTCCTTATTTCTGGGCCATGCACCAGGCGATTGCGTGGCCATTATCAACGAAACGTTCTGTGGCCTCTGCTACCAGGTTGAGTCGGCATTCGATATCGCCCAAACCGGTCTCTTCAGGGGTCTCAATGAACTCATAAATGGCTGCGGTGAAACCGCCACGCCAATGGCAGTCGGTAACGAATACCTTGTCACTGAATTTCAGTACCGCACCGTAGCTGGCGGAGACTCGCATCTGAAGGTGTTCCATTGTGGTGAATTCCATGTTCGCACCCTCCTTAAGCCTGAGCCTTGCCCAGTTCATAGGCCTTTTTCATGGCTCCCATGATTCCCCAAACAGGAACTTCAATGAAGTCCTCGCTGTCGCAGCCTTTCTCGTCAAGGCTTCCTCGGGAGTCAACTGCAACCATGTAAGCGGCAGCGATCTTGTAAAGTTCCTTCTCCAGCTTCTTTATTTCTCTCTTTGTCATTGTGTTGTCCTCCAAAATGTGTGTTTTCCCTTTCGGTGTACACATATTCGCTCTGAATGCCTAAAATAGCAAGTTATATGTGAGCATAAACTACACAATGATTACGTAAGAAAACCGGGCAGGATGTGTACTATGTACTGTCCGAATTGTCCGCCAGAATCGCCATCATCAACTGGGCACCAAGCCGGAAGCCCATGACGAAACCGTCCTGCTCAATGAGAGCATCCAGATACCCACGGTCGGACAGAAGCTCGTCCAGCAGTTTCTGCTGCTCTGGTGCAAGGCCACTGCGAAGCATCTTGGCTTTATCAGCAGCCTGCCCAGTCATCCGGTGGCGCTCAGAGTCTTTTGAAACCGGATGCTCACAAGGGGCGATGTTCCCGTCGTACAGATCCTGAATGAACTTGCGGTACATACTCACACCCCCGTCCTGCACCGGTGGATCGCCTGGATGATCTGCTCCTGCTCCTCCGGGTCAATGCCCAGAGTCATCAGAGCTTCTCGGGTCCCGCAGTCGGGACAGATGAGCGTGGTGTTGTCCTCTCTGGAAATTGCGGGGCGGTCATGGTAGACCGTACCGCATTTGGGACAAACCGCCTGATGCCGTTCTTGCTCCTTCATACTCGTACACCCTCCTTGCTGTATTCGTAGGCCTGCAACAGGTACTCGTAATCGAATCCGAAATTGTAGTAGCCTTCCATGCAGGTTCTCATGTAGAAGTTTGTAGGAGTCCCCAGCGGACGATCCTCGTGCATGATGTAGACGAACACCTTCCGGTTGCGAACCTTGCCGGAGCGGATTCCCGTGATGGGCAGTTCCAGCTCCTTTTTGTAGTAGAAGTTGGGGTAACCCTCGTAGCGATCCAAAGCCAGCTCGTCGGCGGCACTGACGGCCCACACGCCCACCGGAACCTCCATGCCGTTCTCGGGTTCAATGGTCAGGTAAGACCCGGTCTTGCTGCCTTTGAACATGAGTCTGTAGTTGGGGATGGTGGCGGTGCCGATCATTCTCGCATCTGGGCAGCGCATCAGCATCTGCCGGACATTCAGGTTGCTTCCGTAGGCAATGTAGTATCGTTTTTCCATGTGTTCAAGTCCTCCTATTGATTGTAAGCAAAGGTGCTTCTACCACCTTAAGCCCGCCGAAGCGGGCAAGTGGGCCTGTGGCTATGTCCTTCAAGCGGCTCGACCGCTTCTGAAGGCTGCGTCGCCGTCCAGCCGCTTGGTGAGAAGCTCTCTGGCGGTCTTGAACTCGTCGCCGATGAAGCCCAGGCGGAGGAGCCAGGTGCGCATTGCGTACTTGGGGTTCTCGGTCTGCTGGGGCTTGGGGCTGGCGGTGCGGACTTCTTTTGCCATCTGGCTCAGTGCCAGGCATAGCTGAATGTAGCTCTTGAGCTGTCCGGCGTGGAGGCCGTTCTGCTTTCCGTTGGCAGGGGCATCGAACTGGAAGAGGCGGAACTCGACCGTTCCCTTGGTGAAGGTGGCGTGGAGGTTGAGCATATGGTAGCGGCTGTCGTTGTAGTGCTGGTCTCTGCCGTAGGAAGCGCCGTTGCTGGTGTACCAAATGTCCGCCAGCTTTGCCATGGTGGTGGGCTTCTTGCGGTTGACCTCGTTTAGGAAGGTGGGGTTGACCATCCGGCAGTAGGAACGCATCCGACCGTGGTCGATTGCGAGGGCATCGGCGAGGAGCTGTTCGTGGCTTGCCATGATGTTCGCCAGGTTGCGGAGGGTCTGAGGGGTGTGACCCTTGGCTCCGATGTGGATGTGAACACCGCAGCCTCTGGTGGGGTCGCTCTTGGCTCCTGCCTTGCGGAGCTTGCGAATCAGCTCCTGCAGGGTTTCCATGTCGGCGTAGGTAAGGATCGGGGTGACCATCTCGCACTTCTCGCTGTCGGGGCCGTGGATGCTGCTGTCTCTCTGGAATTTCCATTCCCGACCCTGGGCATCCCATGCACTCCAGGTGCAGTAGCCGTTGCGGTAGGCGGTGTCCTGGAAGCGGTTGGTTCCGAAGAATTCGGCTGCCAGCTTTGCGGCCTTCCGTCTGGTAATGCTGTTCATCTCGACCTCGACTCCGATGGTCTGCTTCTTCATTTCCTCAATCTGTCTGGCTACCTTTGCGTTCATGGTGTGTACCTCCGTTTTGTTTGTTGTCCCTTTCGGTGTACACATATTCGCTCTACTTCGCCGATATAGCAAGTTATATCTGAGGCATAAACTACACAATGTTTTGGGGTTAAAACCGTGTATTTTAGCGTGGATTTATCCGTTTTTTTACTACTCGGTCTCAGTAATTTTTCGGCAAGCATCCTCGCCATAAGCAACGCCCAAGCTGGAACCGCAGTCCCAGGCAACGTGGATGGTGCCGATGGAATCCACCGAAATGACCGTGCCCTTGCAGCCGGGTACCAGCTTCCGGTTGTAGGGGTCATCCATGTGAACCAGCTCCACACGGGTGCCCTTGGGATAACGCTCACGGAGGGCTTGTAAGGCTTCCTTGGAAATCATCCGGTTCATGCCTGCACCTCCTTTTGCTGACCGCTTTTGAAGGCGGAGCTGCCGGACAGGTTGCGGAGCAGGATCTTGCGGTCGGTCTTGAACTCAGCCCCAATGAAGCCCAGACGCAGGAGAAAACAGCGGAAGGCGTACTTCTCATTGTCCACTTCCTTCTCCTTGGCGGTGATGCGCTTCTGGGTGCGGGCCATTTCGCAGAGCTTGCAGATGAAATTGTCGTAGGCCTTGATTTCCTCGGGAGACGCGTCGCCGGGAAACCAGGGGAAGCAAACCTTCCCGTCCTCACGGAAGATCGGGAGCGCAGTAATGCCCAGCGCCTTCTTGATCAGCTCGCCCTTGGCTGCGATGATGGCATCCAGGTTCTCAAGGGCGGTGTCGGTGAAAAGGCTGCTGGGCATGGAAATGCAGATATGAGTTTCTTCCACAGAGGTTTCGGCGGTGAATCCCTCCTCGTAAAGCCGTTCGATCAGATAATCAACATCGCTGGCGGCAGTGCCTTCGGCTACCGTCATGGTGCCGTTCATGTCGATGTGGTAGGGGCCTACCTGGTAAGCAAAGGTGGGTGAGCCCAGGTACTTGGCGGCAGTTTCTGTGAGGACAGCGGTCGTGGTGACCAGCTTCTTGCGGTCTGCTCCGGTGCAGTGGAATTCAAATGTCATGGTCTATTTCCTCCTTGTTTTTGGTTAGTCACATATTCGCTCTGACTGGCCGGAATAGCAAGTTGTTTATCGACCAGACAATGTAGAATTCCACAGCTGCTTATTGTGTACAGTACACGATGCCGGCAAGCACGAAGCATACGCAAGGAAGCGCCACTCCGTTGCCCCACATCTTATACTCTGCTGCATCTGAATGGGGGTCACGCAGCCACTTGATGATCTGATTTCGGCTCTTGGGTTTGGTATTGGGGCTGACGATACGGCGGTGTGTCTCCCAGACCTCCGTCCAGAATGCAATGTCCGCTTCCGTCGGTTCTTCCGTACCCAGGCAATCACACCACCAGTCAGGAAAACCTTGGAGTCTGGCGCATTCGGTGGGGGTCAGTCGGCGGACAGTGTATCCGCTTTGAATAGCCCCGGGGCCCTTCGCCACCAGTGTGGGTTGGAGTTCCTCTACAAAAGTGGGGGCGAATTTGGCATTCTTACCCTGGTTGAAGGTGTCTCTGCCGATCCCATAGCATACGGCGGTGGGGTCCTTGTAGTCCCTTGCCAGAACGGTGGGGGCCATCTCCTCAGAGAACTGCATGAAGCTGCCGGTCGTCATACTGTAAACAGCATGGCGGTCAACAGTATTGAGGGTGAAGCTGACATCTTCGTTGATGCCGTCACCCTGGGGACCATTCTGGATGCTGCGCCCGATCATGGAGCCTTGGATGGCATAACTCTCGACTACAGCAATACCGCCCTGGTTACATCCGGGATTACCACCGTTGCCGTCCAGGGTCTTTGCTGTATCCGCTTCGTAGAAGCCCACATGGGGATTGTCGGACTTCATGCCGTTGCTCTCTTTGGAACTGATTCCATAGGCTTTCATGACCAGAGGAACATTATTACCGCCTGTCCCCATACGGGAAGTCAGTGTCTGAACTGTGGTCGCATCAGATATTCTTACGCGACCATCAGTCGGATGGTTTTCCAGAGAGATAGGCGGCTCGTCCATTACAACAGGAGGATGATGTGCTTCTGCACGAAGGGTGCAGGTGACATCCTGCGTAATATCCATGCGGCTGCCGCCCTGGTCATTCAGAACCACACCGTTTCTTCCGGTAGACATTCCGCAGTTCACACCCAGCGTTGCCGCCACAGGGGCAACGGTACTGTTGTAGCTGTCTACGCAGAGGCCTGACGCTCCAGCGCCTTTTTCAGAACCTCCGGTAGCTCTTTGCCACGCTCGGAAGCCCTCCGCAGAATACCCTGACAGGCCTTCGGACTTAAATAGTACTTCTCCGGCACATTGGCCTGCAAGATCTCCGACAAGGTAGATGCGTTTTCTGCGCTGGGGGACACCCCAGTATTGAGCATCGAGTACTCTGTACGCAATGCTCCATTGCTCACCCATGTAGAGATCCGATTGGGGCCATCCTTTGTCAGGGAAAGGAACCTGGGCATCTTCTTCGACGATGCTGAGGATCGCGTCGAGGACTGCTTTGAAGTCTTGGCCTCCGTTTGAGGAGAAAGCGCCGGGGACGTTTTCCCAACAGATCCAGCGGGGATATTTTCCATTGGTTGCACACCTCATTTCTTTGATGATACGGATGGCTTCATAGAAGAGGACGGACTGCTTGCCCTCCAGACCGGCCCTGCGTCCGGCAATGGACATATCCGTGCAGGGTGATCCGAAGCAGATAATGTCCACAGGTTCGATCTTCCCGCCATCCATCTGGGAGATGTCGCCGTAGTGTTTCATAAAGGGCAGCCGCTTGGTGGTGACCCGAATGGGAAACGGCTCGATCTCCGATGCCCACACAGGTGTGATACCGGAAATCAAGCCGCCCAACGGAAAACCACCGGAGCCGTCAAACAGACTGCCCAGGGTCAAATTATTCATATTGTACCTCCACTTCGGAGTATCGATAGGTCAGCCCATCTCTCTGTACAGATACACCGTCAGAAGTGCCGACCTGTTCGATGTACCGCTTCACGATGACATCGCAGAACTTTTCGTCAAGCTCCACTGTGTAACAGATACGGTCGGTCTGCTCACAGGCAATCAGCGTGGAACCGGAGCCGCCGAAGGGGTCCAGCACCACGCTGTTGGTCATGGAGGAATTCATGATGGGATAAGCCAGCAGAGGGATGGGCTTCATGGTAGGATGATCGCCGTTCTTCTTGGGCTTGTCGAATTCCCAGATGGTGGATTCCTTTCTGCCGGTGTACCACTGGTGCTTGCCCTTCTTCTTCCAGCCGTACAGCACAGGTTCGTGCTGCCACTGATAAGGAGAGCGCCCCAGCACCAGGGACTGCTTCTTCCAGATACAGCACCCGGACAAATAAAAACCCGCATCGGCAAACGCCCTGCGGAAGTTCAGCCCTTCGGTATCAGCATGGAACACATAGATGGAGGCATCACTTGCCATCGCGGCTTCTGTGTTCTGGAACGCAGCCAGAAGGAAGTTATAGAAGGCCTCATCGGCCATGTTGTCGTTCTTAATCTTGCCAGCGGAACCCTCGTAGTTTACGTTGTAGGGAGGGTCGGTGATGACAAGGTTGGCTTTGGTCTTGCCCATCAGCAGGTCGAAGGTATCTGCTTTGGTGCTGTCGCCGCAGATGAGGCGGTGGCGACCAAGAGTCCAGATATCGCCGGGCTTGGTGATAGTGGGCTGCTTCAGCTCGGTTTCTACATCGAAGCCGTCATCCTGGATACCGTCCTTCAGACTGTCTTTGAACAGGTCATCGATCTCTGCAGGGTCAAAGCCGGTCAGAGATACATCGAAGTCCGCACCCTGCAGGTCAGTGATCAGCAGAGCCAGCTTGTCCTTATCCCACTCGCCGGAGATCTTGTTCAGGGCGATGTTGAGTGCCTTTTCCTTTTCCTCTGGCAGCTCTACCACAACGCAGTCCACTTCACTCATGCCCATGTCCATCAGAACCTTCAGGCGTTGGTGACCGCCGACCACTCGTCCGGTGAGCCTGTTCCAGATGACGGGTTCCACATAGCCGAACTGCTCAATGGAGCGTTTCAGCTTTTCATATTCTGCGTCACCGGGCTTCAGATCCTTACGGGGGTTATAGTCAGCGGGCAGGAGGTCAGCTGTATGCTTCTTCTCAAAAATCATACAAGACCCCACTCAGCGAACTTCTCGAAGCCGCCCAGAGAGCGGATAAAGTCTCTCGCTGTTTCCACGATATCCTCGTAAGGAACTCCATTGATATGGGTATCGCCGATGGCGCAGCTCAGTTCCACGACGCGTCCGGTGCGCTGGGCCTCCAGCCATGCAAAAATGTTGACACTAACATCAGCCTTGGACAGGTCTTTGCCATGCAGACCACCGCCGGTGACGGAGTCCGCCATGTCGCTGCCCAGCTTGCGGTTGGTAGCGCCGGTATCCACATCGGTGCCGCCGGACCAGTCACCCAGAGGGTTGATGGTGGCATCGGGATACACCTCCTGCAAAGCAGAGGTGGCCACGTTGCTCTGGCAGATGATGAGGTCACCGCCGTCCATGATGTGCTTGCCGTCATAGGGGTGCTTTTCATAGAGGCTTCTGGCGATATCAGACAGGGTACGCTGCTCCACGGTGACGGGAACGCCTTTGAAGATACCGTTGTCACCGCAGCGGAAGCCGTCCTCCTGGTTACGAGCCAGATGGGCATCCTGGGGAACGACCACCAGGTCAACATCCAGAGGACCTGCGATGCGGTGGACGGCATCAATCACTTTCTGTTTATTAAGAATGGCGGAGGTCTCCACGATGGCATGGCATACACCATGACCGATCAGCACCTCGACCGCCACCTTGGGATCGATCTGGGTTTCATAGGCCAGATCCACGATAGCACCCGCGATCCGGTCGGCGACCTTATCGGGGTGGGAAGGGTTTACTTTTTCAAACATTGGTTACCTCCGTATTATGTGGTTGTATATCCAGTGATATCCTGGGTTTGCAGGACACCTTCTGGTGTTACAGTAATTTCGAATTTCTTTCCATACTTGTACTGTTCATCATAATCGCCAGTGCAGATGGTAAATCTACGCGGCTCAAAATGGAACCAGCCCTTGCGCCTATTCCAAATGCGGATTGAAGAGTCTCCTGCCAGAACAATGCTGTCATACCATCCATCGAGAATATCGAGGTAAATATCCAACACATGATATAGATCGTTCTGATACATCGCCATTACCTGACCACCATTTTGCAAATGAAAATACGCCGTTGTTAATTGGTCGTTGTCAACACCGCTATAGTGCAAATCGGAAGGAAATGTATAAGTGGCGGGCATATATACAAACGGAATTCTATTCCGCACATTACTGATACGTGTAATGGCTACGGTATGCGTAGTGTCATCGCTGGTAGGCCTGCCATAGATAAGGGTTCCAAGGTTATACTGAAGAATTGCGACATTCACAATACCGAACGGCTCTCCAGTGTCTGGGTATTCCTCGTTGAAGAAATGCATATTTCCCATGCAAGGTAAAGCGAAGTTTTCCAACATGATAGAAATGCATTTACAGTCATGTTTTTCTCCGTCCCAGGTAACCACATAGTTCTCTCCGGGTTCTAAGGCGAATGGGAAAGTCTGTCGGCAATCTCCGTAGGAATAGAACTCTTGTTGTGCCTCATATAGGACGGTTTCGCTACCTTCACTGCGGTTAGCTAACCAATCAGCATTCAGATAATGACTGTCTAACTTGTGGTAGACTTCCTCGTTTTCAGGCAATGCGGAGATGGACTTTACATAGCCGACAAGTTCACCGTTCTCAGATCCACGCAGGAAATATACACCCTTCTCAATATTCATACCGAAAAGCGTGAAGTCCGCTTGAACACACATGACAGCTTCATGTGCTGCAATGACCGGAACACCTTCTTCTATGCGCAAATCAAAAATCAGATCCTCTGTTATATCCATTGTGAACTGTTCTGGGGGATCGGTAGCTAACTGCAAAAATATAGTTGAACCCACCAGTTCCTTTTCAGTCAGAACAGTATCGCTTATTTTTACATAATCCATGCCGTCCTGCAGGGTAATGTACTTTCGTCCATCCAGGCTGCCGTCGTAGACATTATGACCAACACGCACTTCCTTCCAATGGGTGCGGTTTAGAATGTGGTTATCACTTCCGGGTGCTGCCTGCCAGTCAGGGGTGCGCTCCAACAGCTTTGCCCAGACTGGCAGACTTGGGTCCGATGCGGGATCTCCCTCGGGATCGGCGGCATCGCGGATGACACCCAGCTTTGCCCAGAATGTAGGAAGGCCCAAATCGTTCTCCGCATCCGTACCGTAAACGCCGACAAAGAGATTCGTGCCGGAGCGGGACAGCACCTCTGCCGGAATGATGACTTCGTTGCCGTTATCCAGAACGTCTCTGGTGACAGCACCACGGAAGACAACGGTCTTATTCAGTTCACTCCAAATGTCATCGGTGTACTCGATATGCACCTTGCCGCCGACGAGACCTTTGGGGATTTCGGTACTCCAGTCAACGGTGGCATTCGTGCCGCTTACTGTGATTTTTCCAATGACCATCAGCGACCACCGCTCCTTGCCCGGAGCAGACGCTCCATTACATCGTCCTGGGGATTGGGACCGCTGTAGTCAACAGAGCAGTTTTCCTTCACAATCTGGTAAATTGCAAACCAGGTGGAATTGACCTGCTTCATGTAATCGCGGCTCATAGCCACATAGGGCGATGCGATTGCATTGCCGGTCGTGGGATGCTTGGCGAGGAAGCCGTACTCGGAAATACACTCCTCACACTGAATCCAGCGGGATACCGACATCGCATACTGCTCGATCAGCTGGGGACTGACCAGCTTGTCGCACCCTCTGGCTTGCAGCCATGCGTATGTGTTCGCGTAGATCTCCGGGGCCGCCAGACCCTTGCCGTTTTTCTGGGTGGCTTTCATGTACTCCTTCACGGGAGGTACATCAGCACCCACGAACTCGGCAGGTTCGGACATGACCCGAGCAGAGTCTGCGGTGCCGTCTTGAATTTTGTCTACCAATGCTTTACGGGGGCGACCTTGTCCGGGCCGAGGACCACCGCGCATTGTGCCGTCTTTCGCCATTGTTTACACCTCCTCAAAGGATGGGGGTTAATACCCCGTTTGTTTTTGAATTTTCCAACACGTGACCCCGGCACCGTTACCCAGGGCGAGGGTCACAGAGATTTGACTCCCCCTACCGGGTCAGTGGTTATGCCAGCGGTCGCCGCGCTCTGCATGGATCTTGCTATGGCAAGGCTTGCATAATGCAATGAGATTGTCCCTTGCATGGGTTCCACCCTCAGAGAGCGGGACCTTGTGGTGTACTTCTTCGGTGTCCATCAGCTTGCCCTCCTTCAGGCACAGCTCACACAGTGGGTGCTGCTGCACGTAGCTGTCACGGATGCGCTTCCAGGCACGGCCATACCTGCGACGGGTGTCGGGGTCACGGTCATACTTCTCATAACGCTTTGCTTCCTGCTTGGCGTGTTCCTCACAGAACCTGCCGTCAGTCAGCTTGGGACAGCCAGGATAGGAACAGGGGCGTTTCGGTTTCCTTGGCATCGGTTCACCTCCTGTGCAGCAGCTGGTGCAGCTTGTACTTGATGATGTACCAGGCTTGTTCCAGGTACCCAACCTTTCGATAGCCCATGTGCATCACCTCCGTTTGGGCATGAAAAAAGCCCTCGCGGGATTTCTCCCACGAAGGCTCTCCGTATCGTTTTTTTGCTATTGTAATGATACTACATTACCGAAGTGCAAAATAGTGCGTTTTAGTGCGCTCACAAATATTTCTCAGGAATTTTTATTTCTTCAAGAGCTGCGTCATGCAGTTCATAGGTTCGGCGCATCTTGTAGCCCAGGTCAACGGCGATCTCAGGCCAGGACTTATTGCTGATGTACCGCTTCTCCAGAATCAGCTGGTAGTCGATGTTCTCCACGGCTTTGATGGTAGCAACGATGTCTGCCTTCAGCTCCACCAGTGCTTCCATGTCAACGGCGATGATTTCCTGCAGGTCTACGATCTTGGAAACCGCATCCTCCAAACGGGAACCGCCTCCGTTGGGGTTCCGGGGCATCCCTGTCATGTGGGCAGTGCATTTGGTAGCCAGGTCGTTCAAAGCAGCGATCTGCTCCTGCTTACTGCGGATGCGCTCGTCAAGGCGGTATGCCTGGTTCATATACTCTCTGGCTGTCATGCTGCCACCTCCTGACGCACCATGCGGCGGACACCGTTCATGAGAAGCTCACCGTCCAGGTTGGTCAGCATCCCGTACCAGCCGGAACGGAAGAATCGCTCCAGCCTGGAGACATCGTCGGCGTACTCCTTCCTGTGGGGGTGGCGGTAGTGATATTTGAGGGCGGTTTTGTAGTCTTTTACGGCCAGTTCTACGATGGCGTTGGCTAATGCCTGATAAGGGTCCATGTTCGTACCTCCGATAAGTTAGTCCCTCGGATTGGCACGGATTGTCATAGGTTGTCTCAGATTTTCAAGTCCGCTTTCACGGCATCGATCAGTGCCGTCTGGGTATGCTCCTTCTGGGAGAGGGCTTTCATGATGCGGTTGTCAATGGTGCCCTTTGTGATGATGTGTTGCACCACCACGGTGCTGGAGGTCTGACCCTGCCGCCAGAGACGGGCTACCGTCTGCTGGTACAGCTCCAGGCTCCAGGTGACTCCAAACCAGATAAGGGTGGAGCCGCCGGACTGAAGGTTCAGGCCGTGTCCGGCAGAGGCCGGGTGGATCAGACCTACGGGGATCTCGCCACGGTTCCATCTGGCGATGCTGTCCGAGTCATCCATCCGGGAGAATGGGATGTGCAGCCTCTTCAGTCGCTCGGCAATACGGAGGTAGTCATGCTTGAACCAGTAAGCCACCAGGACAGGCTTGCCGTTGGCGGCTTCGATCAAGTCCTCCAAGGCATCCAGCTTTCGGTCGTGGATTTGGATAACAGCACCGCTGTCATCGTAGATGGCACCGTTCGCCATCTGACTCAGCTTGTTGGAAAGGGATGCGGCGTTGGCTGCGGTGATCTCACTGTCCGCCAGGGTCAGCACCAGGTCACGCTTCAGCTCTTCGTAGTGCGCCAGCTCA